CTTTATAATGCTTTTAATCATAAGTATAATATAAAAATTCTTCGTTTGTTTCGACATACATAATATTGTTTGTATGTAAATCATTGTGTGTAAAAGAAAACATTTTTTGATAAATCATTAAAATCATTACTATTTGAAATAAAATACTAGCACCTATTTTTTCATCTACCTTTTCATTCGCAAACAAATCATCTAATGTTCCATCGCATTTCTCCATACAGATCATTTGTACTGGGTAATTATGAATATACGCAAACAATTCCTCATCATCTTCATCTTCATCATCTTCATCATCTTCATCTTCTTCATCATCATCATCTGTTGAAGATACACTATTTGTCTCACTTCCCTCTTCTGAACTATAATTCAATTCACTATTAGAATCGGACGACATACTTGTCATGGAAGAATTTTTAGATGATTTGCTGTAAATTGTTTCAATATCATCATCATTGTCTTGGACATTTTGTTCATCTAATACAGACAGGTCATCAACTTCAATATCTAATGATTCATTGCCAATGTCCAATTTTTCTTTATTCTTACGTGAATTTCCAAGAAGAGGAAACAATTTGAATTGTGTATTCGTATTATCGTCTCCAATGTAAAATAATTTACCAATATTGTTATTAAAAAAAGAAGAATTTTGCATATATTCCAAATCATCGGCTATATCGACCCTAAATTTTTCTTGGATTCCTAAATAGGAACCATAGTAATCTATTCCATGGGGCATATTATGATGATTTAAAACAATACTTGTTAAAAAACAGAAAAATCCATCAATATAAGAAGCATTATGATGATTTAGTAATTTAGGATGACATTGATTTATATCACTTTCTAAAGAAGGGAGTGTTGTAATTCTAACATCGTCCACATCATATTTTCCAATCATATATCGATAAGGGTCCAAGAGAGGTGAAAATTTCATAAAAACTGCTTTTTCTACTGATATATTTTCATTTTCTTGGACATGTGTTAAATCCATGATATGAAATTTTTGGTTAAATGATATTGTCTCGAAATTGTTTTGATTCATTTCAAAAAATAATTTATGTAAAGGTTGATATTGTTGTAATTGTTTTATGCTATATGGATTATAATCATGAACTATATCATTATTTTCACTATATTGTTTTCCTAAAATAGATAAATCTAATGATGGATTTTTATTATAGTGAAGTTTGAATTTAGACATATAAGGTGTATTAATACAATTTTCAAGAAAAATAAACGTGAAAACGTCGTATTTATTTCACAAATTTAATGTCATAGTTTATTTATAACAGAAACAATGACATTAGAACTAAAAAAGTTTGACATGAGATGGATTACATTTAAACCCGATGAGAATAAAGGTCCAGTCATTGTTATGATAGGTCGAAGAGATACGGGTAAATCTTTCTTGGTTCGCGATTTATTATATCATCATCAAGATATTCCTATTGGAACGGTTATATCTGGAACAGAAGCTGGTAATGGTTTTTATGCTGCGCATGTGCCTAAATTGTTCATTCATGAAGAATATAACACTGTTTTGATTGAAAATGTATTGCGAAGACAAAAAGCAGTGTTAAAACAAATGAACAAAGATGTTGAATTGTATCGTAAATCAACTATTGATCCAAGAACATTTGTTATATTAGATGATTGTTTGTATGATCAATCGTGGACTCGCGATAAAATGATGCGATTGCTATTTATGAATGGTCGTCATTGGAAAGTAATGCTAATTATTACTATGCAATATCCTTTAGGCATACCCCCAAATTTGCGTACTAACATTGATTACGTATTTATTTTACGAGAACCATACATGACCAATCGAAAGCGCATTTGGGAAAATTATGCTTCTATGTTTCCAACATTGGAATCTTTCTCTTCTGTGATGGATCAAACAACTGAAAATTATGAATGTCTAGTGATCAATAACAACGCAAAATCCAATAAATTATATGATCAAATCTTCTGGTACAAAGCCGAAGGTCGTCCAGATTTCAAATTAGGGTCAAAAGAATTTTGGGATATTTCGAAAAATATGGGTTCTGATGATGAAGATGAAGCATATGATCCGTCTAAGGCAAAGAAACGCAATTCGGGTCAACAAGTCACCGTTAAAAAAACAACCAGTAAATGGTAAATAAATAATCATAATATACAAATTATGATTATACGAAAATTATACTATATTAATCCTCTTTTTGAGATTCATTTGAAAATTCATCACTAATACTGGCAGCAACCGCTTCTTTAGCATTTTCGACAACCGCTTCTTCATGTTTCTTGCGACCTTCTTCATCGGCAACATCGCGACTCTCAAAATCAACAGTTTCCTTTACACCAATAAGATCACCGTCTTCTGTAATGGTTTGAGTTAGTTTATTTCCGGATTTCTCTGCTTTAGCAATATTCTCCTCAATCGCCTTTTGCTTAGTCTCTTTGACACGCTTGTCGAATTCTTCTTTTGCCTTCTTCTCGTTGAGCATCTTTTCCTGGTGAAGTTTATTCAACTCCTCCTCCATGAACTCGACGCGACCAGTCTTGTAAGCATTAGGATCCCAAGGCAACCACACGCCAACAGGAGCAACGAAAATATCGTGATTTGGATCTTTCTCGCGCAACTTCTTACAAAATTGCTCAGCCTCTTCTTGAGAGGGGAAATTACCACGACTCTTTAGACCCCTTACAGAAGTCTGGAACGCATGATCACGCTGGAACTGCTCCGTAAGTTTATCCTCATTATTATCCAAAAAATTTTGGAAATCATCAGATACACCGTTTTTCTGAAGAGTATCTTGCTCTTCTTTACAAAATTCATTATAATCTTTGAACACTGTTTCCACATTCAAATTATATTTATAAGAAATAAAATTAATGAAATCGCCAAATTTGTTCATTGATTTAGTAAAATCCCATTGTTCTACGAATTTATTAAAAAGGAAGGTCTCACGTTTTTCCAAAATACTATCAGGTGACAAAAAAGAAATACATGTGAATTTTTGACCAGCAATTCCGGCATCTTCATCCAACACATCTACATACTTAGGATTAGGGTTTCCATTGGAAAGGGTTTTTCGTTCAAATGCTACTGACTCACTCATTTAGCAATTATATAATTAATATATGATTTAGTTGTTTAAGTTATTTTTCATATTATCTATAATTATGAAAACATTTTTTTCGGGGTCTATATTATATAATTCATGGACGGAATCTTTGACTTTAGCGAACTCATTAAACGCGCACTCAAATACCTAATCGAAGGTTTCATGGTTGCCATCGCAGCCTACGCCATTCCTAAGCAATCTCTTAAGATGGAAGAGGTGATGATCATTGCTCTCACAGCAGCAGCAACATTTGCTGTATTGGACGTATTCGTTCCTACCATGGCTTCCTCTGCACGTGGTGGTGCCGGATTCGGTATTGGTGCCAATCTGGTCGGATTTCCCGGGGGTCTATAAATAACATAGTTTTGTAACATAATTCGCTATTTTTATAGTGAATTATATAATTTGAATCATTGGAATTTTAATGTTTATATTCCATATTTTCCAATAATACAAGCGCACTGGTTACATGTAATACAATTAATTATTTTTTCTGTATTGAGTCTTATATCATGTAAATATAGATGGAACCAATTAGCGCTTATATATTTTTTTCATTATTATTATTTGGTCTCTTTATTTTGTCAAGGGAATCGAGAAAAAAAAATTTGTAAATCTTAATATCAAAACTTATTATAATGGAAATATTAAGTTTTGGACTTTTGATTATTATCATGTTGGTTTGGACATTGGCGTTTGTAAGTATTTCTACATTAAAACGAAATAATCGTTACATGTGATTTATTATTTTTTTTGTATTGAACATTATGTGGTGTAATTATAAATGGAACTCGTTCTTGCTGCCTCTATCTTTTTTGGTATTTTATTCTTTGGATTTTTTATTTTTATAGTAGAAACATCAAAACGTTTGTAATTATTAATATAAAAACTTACTATAATGATAATAGTAAGTTTTGGATTGTTTATAGTTATTATGCTTGGTTTAACTTTGGTATTTGTAAGTATTTCTAAATCAAAACGTAAAAAATGGTAATTGTATTGTTTTTTATCATACGAATGAATCATAAGTTATAATTGACTTGATAGTATTCATTACAAGGATAACAATACTTATGCTGTGCGTCGAAACGATACAAATTAACATCACAATTAGGACAGTAATATATGGCACATGTTGCGCAAGTTCGATTTGAATCGTATATTTGATATTTTCTACAACTAACACATAGTTTCAAATAATCCATTATATATTTCATCAAATATTCATCCATTATATATTATATACGTTTTTTTGCTTTTTTGATGGTATATAATAATAATATGGGATATTTCTATTATATTATTTTTTCACTTCTAATAATTTCATTTTCTTATGCATAATACTCAAACAATCGTCCAATAACACTTTTGAACTTTGTTTTTGTAACATTTTTTCAAACAGTTCATTCTCTTGTTTTTGATATTTTAAAAATGTGTCTTTATGTGCAAAAACATGCTTAAATCTTGGACTACCTTGTACAAAATGATTACATAATGGCATCTTATTTTGTCGAACACACTCCTTTTTTAAATTCTTCATGTCACTTACATAATTCAAAACATCAACTGTTGTATGTGAATGAACAGCATCTTGTGGTATAGTACATAAAATATACGTAGAACTATTAGCACTAAATGAATGACGCAACATTTTGGTTAATTCACATCGGCGATAAGGAATATGCGATTTTTTTTCAACTAAAGAACGTATACATTCTTTTAACGCAAATAGACTTTGATTAATATCACCATTTTCTCTAAATTGTTTGCGATCATTACAGATAGATTGTTTTGCTTTTTCACAACCTGCTAAATCTAATATACGTAAAAATCGATCTCCTAAATCAATAGTTATTTGTAAGTGAGAGCGTGATGAAGTAGAATTTTCACTCGAAACACCCACTTTTCTATTTTCGGAAATGATAGTTTGGATTTCTTGAATATCTGATTCTTGTTTCAAATCCTTTTGTTTCAAATTTTGTACAATAAATTGATTCTTAGAATCTTCACGTTGAAATACTTGTTTCTTTTCGTTCAAAATATCGTAACATTTGTTATTATAAATCTCAATAAACGAAATCTTCGCGTCTAATTTCATTTCCAACATATCGGACAATAAAGTATGTAAAAAACCTCGTTCTTTTGGTGAACCCAATATCGTGTGCGTTTTACCCGAACCGGTTTGTCCATACACGTAAAACGTAACATTTTTCTTGTATTTTAATACATTCATTAGCATATCAATACCGAGTTCATTATATATATCCATATTAATGCATTTGTCATCAAATACTTTATCAAATCCATATTTATGTGTCATATTATAAATTCCCGCATAACTTTTTTGCGGTTTTTGAACCATAATTTGATTTTCATATGTTTTTACACAACTATCGCTATTATTTCTTGTCAAATTTGGTTTGATTCTTGATAATATTTTAATTTTGGTCATATTGA